AACATACCTCGCTCTCCTGAACGGGACTCGTATAAACTTTTCCACTCATTTAAAAATGCCTCGAAGTCTGGCTTCTCTGTATAGCAAGCGCTGTTGTTTGCTAGTCCGCGTTGAGGATTATCTTGCCACCACTGGCCTGACTTGCATCTTCGGAGTCTATCGTCAGTGAGGTTAGACAGACTGATGAGAGCGGACCTGCGTACACCTCCGACGACGACGATCTGTGCAATCTTACAGCAGATATCATGACATTCGATGGAGCTAAGTTTACGTCCAGCAGCCTCCCGAAAGACGCTGACTGTGAAGTTGAACAAATCGACAAGAGGCTCTGGACCAGATGCTCTACCTCCGAAGGTCTTAAGGGTTGCCCCTGCAAGTCGTACTCCAGACACGTCCCATTTTGGAAGTTGGCCTGAATACAGCAAGCTAATAAGTTCCCTGTAAGCTTTAGCCCATCCAATTTTGCTGTCGGCGACATGTATAACTGTATCGGTATCATGGAATTCCTCTGCTACTTCAGGTAGCTTGCTAACGTATTGTCGTTCAACAGAGTAGCCTACTCCAGTGCCGCACATAAGTACGTACATCATCTCGTCAAACGCTTTAGGGTGGTCGATAGGTAGGTAGCTACAGTTGAAGCCAGCTACGTTGTCACGGTCAAGAGCCTCACCCGCAGTCATCAATGCTCGCATAGACGGCATTACGTTCATGTCGTGGATGTCTGCAAAGATACCATTGGCTTCTTCAAGTGTTAACCTACCCTTCTCAATCCAGAAGTTTAGGTAACGGTCAATTGTTTCTTCCCAAGTCTCACGTCGCTGCTCCTCTGGTAGGTAACGAGCGTAGCGTGACTTGTGTATGTACTGTTGATATGCGTCCATTAATTCATTTCCTTGATTAGTCGTTCAATATACCAGCGACACTTACGTAAGTCCTCTACTGGTTTTCCTTTGTAGTCATATCGCCAGAGGTACTTCAGTGCGTTACCCTTAAGATAGCCTCTAAACTCGTTCTCAGGCATGGACGCTTTGATAGCTTCGATAGCTTCTATTGCTCCGTTGTTGTAGTGGTCAGGCTGCTCTACAGGGTCTGGTGTTTTCCTGATAGACAACTTACTCAACGCACTCGCATAGTCCCACTCTTGTGGAGTCGCTTCGTTAATACTCATTTACTTCCTCCTCTAGCTCTTGTTCAAACACATCCAGTCTGTTGATTAGCTTGTCCTCAAACCTGTCCAGAATCTGTTCTGAGGTTATCTGTAGGGCCTCCAGTAGGTCATCTGGATCAAAGGTTTTCAAGAGGCGTTCCTTAACTTCCTCTAGCGTTAGCGACATAACTAATCAACTCCTGTAGTGTCTCTATATTATACCATAGTATTTTCTCTTTGTCACACCATTGTGCCATAGTCATTTTTGCACCCTTACGTATTCTCTTGTTAGGCTGCATCAAAACAAAGATTAACTCTTGTCCTTCTGGGAGGCTGTCCCTGATGCTGGTGTATTTCTTGGTGTCTCCATCTCTGAAATATCCTTTGCACTCAATAAGATATAAACCGCTAGCATCAACGAAGTCAGGACGGTAGCTCCTAGAGATAGTGTAAGGAATAGTGAAAGGCTCATAGTCAAACTCCTGTAGTATTTTGGCGACATCTTCTTCAAACGTGCTTCTAAATGGTGATTTCTTGGACTTTCGGCTCATTGTGTACCTCTACTAAATAACGTGGACCGGTAGAATAAGCGAAGGCGCGCACGGACGGCCAGCATTCCTTTTTGTACGCACAGTATGAGCAACCTACGGCGAGTTTCTGGTTTCCACTCTTTCCATCGGCGACAGGCTCGTAGCATACGCCGGGTGGGGTTGGTTGCTCCACTAACTTTTTTACGTGGTCAATGCGCTCCTTGATGTCATAGCCAATGAGGTCGTAGACAGGCGCTTGGGTATCCTCAGAGTCGTACATGAGGTACGTCAAATGCCCGTTCTGTTTGTCCATCGCTAACCATCCGAATTTAGTAGCACCTTCCGCATACGCATATCCCTTAATTTGACCAATGTATCCAAACGGGTCGTCATAAGCCAGAGTGCCGTCTTTGAATTTCCTGAACCCATACGTTGACACAGACTTAACATCAGTGACAATACCGTTGATTTTGCAGTCCATAGACCCTGTAATGCCGTTAACTTCACACTTCTTTTGTTCATCAGTAACCTCGTGTCCTGCTGCTTTGGTTAGGAACAATAGCATCTCTTCGATCAAGTGGCCGTAGAGGAACTTGACATAGGTGTGACCCTGTATCTCATCAGCTTTCTCTACGTCGTTGTAGACGTTCCAGAGGTAACGGTCGTCACGTCCTATGTTAGACATACGTAGCTTACGTCCGTCCCTCTTCTTGCCGCCAAACTCGTTACGCATGAGTTCCTTGACATTCTCTCCGAACTTCTCAACACAAGCGTCAAAGTCCACACCCTCAGCTACTTCTTTTGTCTCCATTAGTTTGTAAATGTCAGAGACTAAGTTGTATACGTTTTTCATTGGTAGTTTCCTACTATACCAGAGACAACCTCTTGAGCCTGTTCCGGTGTGCATTTAAACCACTCACTACGCCTTTCGTACAACTTATGTAGCTCAGTGTGTGATTCTGACTCTGCGGCCCTGCGGTCGCTTACGTTCCACTTATAGTTTAACACATAATCCCTAAAAGGTGAAGAGGTTTGGTAGTTATTTAACCTGTCCTCTGAGTCAATAGCCATTCCTACCTTGACCCACTCAGGGAAGTTAGGGTTGACAATGACGTACACTTGGCCCTCTACACTGGACTCGTACTTCGATAGACTACTGAATGCAGCGGCTTCAAAGTTCTTGTATCGTCCGGGCTTGTGCAAAGGGTGCGACTTGGGTATGTACTTACCGTTTACGAACATCTTAGTCTGGTCCCGTTTCCACACAGACTCTGGGTTGTCCTTGTAGTACTTACCTTCTCCTCTCTTATAGTTCATAGTTGATTTCCTTAGTGGGTTTCTGCCCATGTTGTTCCAACTTGGTACTCTCCATCAAGAGGACATCTGAGGTTAAAGTGAACCCCTGACGCCTTGAGGCATTCGACTGCAAGCCAACCGAATTTCTCTGCTTGGTCTGTAGCCACCTCCGACTGTACTTCATCATGTATGTTCCCTATAAACTTGTAGTCTAGTTTCCACTGCGGTGCATAGTCGTCCAGTATGACTAGGGCCTTCTTCATCACGATGGCTCCTGCCGCCTGTAACAACGTATTCAATGCAGCATGTTCAGATCTAACTCTAAGTCTTCGTCCGTCAAGTCCTGTGAGATAGCCTCGCCCAGATGCTCGACCAACGCGTTCTCGTAGACTTTCAAGAGCAGGTGTATTTCGTAGAAATCGTTGTTTAAGTTTTGCGCCGTCTCGTGGGCTTCCTCCAACGATAGATCCAATTTTTGCGTCTCCGGCTCCGTAAAGGAAAGCGTAGATGAAAGTCTTAGCTTGAGGTCTTGTTTCAAGCCCAGCAGCCATTTGGTTTCTTGTGTGAATGTCTTCGGTGAGAAGGACATTGGTAAACTCCTTGTCGTCCATGTAGTGAGCTAGCATACGTAGCTCAAGGCCACTAGCGTCAAAACCTACTAGCTTCTTACCCTCTGGTACAGTCCAGCATGAGCGACACTCTTTACCGTATAGGCTGTGTCCTGCTGGTACTTGTGCCATGTTGGGGCTTTGGTGGGTCATGCGTCCTGTAACAGCGCCGTTGCTAATGACACGACCGTGGACTCTTCCGTCGTCCTGCACATGTTCCATCCATGAGTGTACCTGCGCGTATCTCTTTTGTAGCATCAAGTACTCACTGACGGACCTAGCCTCTGGAAGGTCAATGGTGGCTAGTACAGCCTCATCAACGATGGGATTCCCTTTCTCCGTAACTTTATCGAAGACCACACCAAGCGACGATAAGCGCTTTGCAATTTGCTGCCTAGAGCCAACATTAAATACTTCAACTCTATCCTTAAGACGCTTACCGGTTTTCTCAGAATGGCGCTCGTGTATAATCGGAGGAAACTCCTCCTGAAGCTCCGCTTCAATTTCATTCATTCTCTCCTTAAATGTTGCTAGTAAGTCCATGCACTTGTACTGGTCCAAGAGCCACCCGTTTTTTTCCTGTTGCTGTACTGCAAACTGTACCTTATGTTCCAAGTCAATAGACTGTTGGTCAAAGTCTACCATGTCCTTGGTCAACCGCTGATGTACTGCTTCGGTGACTGCTACGTCTTGTATACAGTAGTCAATCATTTCCTGTGACAGTCTTGACCAGTCGTTGTGGTCGCCTTTTGGAAAGCCTAGTTCGTTGCCCCAGTTGCGCAAAGAGTGTCCACCGGACTTGCTTGGGTCAAACAAACGTGACAACACCAGAGTATCGACTATGCGCTCAGGAGCCACAGAAAGCCCCCAGAGACGTTTTAACACTGGGAGGTCATAACCTATCAGATTATGTCCACAGACGCTTACAGAGCCTTCTAGAGCCTTTCTGAGCGATCTCTGGTCTAGATGCACCTCAGTTTCACCGTTCTGCTGTGTCACAACGCACCAGATGGTGTCTGGGTCTAAACCGTTGGCTTCTAAATCAAGGTAGATCAAAAGTCTGCTCCAATTTGAGGGTTTGCTACTTCTTGCATTCTACCGGTGGTTCTATCATACTGTAAGTAACACGCTGGACCTGTCTCACCAGTGTAACGATTCTTCAGGACTCGAACAGTAGTCGTGTTCCTGATGTCTTCGTTGGTGTTCTGCTGATCACGTTCCATGCCTATTACTATGTCTGACAGTTGTGCGATTGCCTGTGAACCTCGTAATTCACCCAAGGATATCTGAGCACCGTCCTCGTGTGCCTTACCTTGGGATCGTTTGAGGTGTGAGACTAGGAATAAACTAATGCCTGTCTCTGCCACAAGCGTACGCAGCTTAGTCATTATTTCATCAATGGCTTTTCGTTCGTCTCCGGACTCTTGGGAAGACACGACGATGGACAGGTGGTCCAGTACGACATACCGGCAGTCCAAAGCTTTTGCCATGTAGCGAACACGGGCGAGCAAGTTATCTGTTGAAGTTGACCCCCAATGGTCGAATAGGTAGTAACGTCCTGTTCCCAGTGTGGCTTCCCAGTAGGGCCGTAGCTGGTCCACAGGCGTGTCCTCTTCCAAGTGTAGAGGCCTGTTTGCCGCCACCGACATGATACCAAGACTTGTTCGGGCCACGTCTTCTTCGAGGGCCAGCACCCCAATATTTCCTTCACATCGCTGTAGAAGGTCATACTCAATTTCTCTGATGAACTGTGACTTGCCCATACCACTACCGCTGGTGATCGTAACGAGTTCATACGGCCTATGCCCTCTGGTTATATGATTGAGGCCCTCCCAAGGGTACGGAATGGACTTGACCTGTCGTTTCTCAACGAGCTTGTCCCACGTCTCCGTACCTGCAATGATGCCGTCAGGGCGGTACACCTTAGCGTTCCACCATGCTTGGGTGAAGTCCTTGACACGGTTCGCCATGAGCATGTCACTGGCGTCCTTGAGTGGTAGCTTGCAGACCTTCAGCTTGTTAGGACTAAAGAGGTCCTTCACTGCGTCCACTGCTACGTCACCCGCCTTGTCATTATCAAAGCATAGGACTACGTTTTCGTACCCTTCGAGCCACTCCAGTTGCTCTTTGATCTCCTTGGATGCGTTGTTAGCACCAGAGCGTAGCGACACTACGTCGTACTGCTTATTGAACATCTCGTACACAGCGAGGGCGTCAAGCTCCCCTTCGGTGATTGTGATGTACTTGTTGTTGGTGCACTGTTGTTGACCGAAGAAGCCAACACCTGTCACGTCTCCAGAAGAACAGAAGCCTTTGGTTTTAACGTCACGGGACTTTGCAGCACTGACCTCCCCTGTGTCTAACTTGTAGTAAGGGTAGTAGTGCTTGATGATTTCGCCCGTCTTTGAGTACTCCACAGTGACACCGAAGCGAGCGCAGGTCTCCTGTGAAAGCCTACGCTGTGGTATTGCCGCTACTGTACCGCCCATGCTCAGGGGTTTAGCTTTTGGCAGTTCCTGTTGTTGCGTTGTCATTGGTTTCTCGCCGTCCCCAAATAGATGATAGTCACAACCAGAGGCGAAACAGTGTTCGCCCCCGTTGTCGTAAATAGCGAGAGCGTCCGAAGAACCACACTCCGGACAACTCTCGTGACGTAGGAACTTAGAAGTCTGCGGCATCGCCCACAGCCATCTCAGCTTCCTCAAGGACTTTTACTGCTTCAAGGTAGGTAGACACACCGTGTACCGGGTGAGCTGGACCCATCTTGTACTTCAGGCGTACACGGGAGTTGTAGGGTACTTCTCCGTTGTACGGGTTGCCTTCAGCGTCAAAGGTCTTGATGTCGTACTTAGATTTGAACTTGCGTTGCTTGTTGCCTTGGTAGTCCTTGATTTTGACACCGTTGGCCGCAAGGGTTGACGCGTCGTCCTCTGACATTGTAATTGTCATGGAATAGGCTCCAGTGTCCTGACCGTTGTACACGTCGTGTTCGGTGAGTTTGCTGAAGTTAACTATGCCTTCTACTGTCGTTGCTGTCATGGAATAATCTCCGTTGGTTGCTTTGGGTTACGTTCTGCTTTTTCTCAGAACATACTATTAGTATACACTATGTAATCTTACCTGTCAAAAAAGAATCAATGATTTGTATACAGGAGTACTGTACGAACAGAGCGCCCAGAATGCCCCCGAAAGGGTAGACCACATAGGCTTTCCACGGGTTGTCCTTCAGCCATTGTTCTAGTTCCTGATCTGTCATCATATCATATTCACGTATTCATCGTTGATAAGTGTTTGAACGTGGACGTACCCTTCGGGCCAGTACGTGTAGGACTCCTTGAGTGCTTTGGCTGTCCTGTGTACTGACGCCTCAAAGTGTTCAAACATCCCCAGCTCCTCTTTGTAGTACCAAAAGGGGATACGCAAGACAGGCTCTGCTGGACCGTGTTGCTCGTAGTACACAATGATCTCTGCGTCGTTACCAATGGGTCCGTCGTTACCAAAGTGCTTCGTGTGGCTGTTCTCTGGTTGTTTCATACGTCACCCTCGATCTCTGGTAGTTCGTCACTGGCTAAAAACAATATCTTGTCCAGTGTGGACTTAGACATAACTACGTTCCCACGGTCGTCCAGTGACAACTCTAGGTCCTTACGTAGCACAAAGGGTATACCACCCCAGGGGTCGAGCCTCATGATGTCATTAGTCACTGCGCGGGCTTGTGTGTAGCCTAGGCAGTAGATGGAGTAGTCGCCCCCGTCCACTACGTAGATGCTTTTTTCGTCGATTGCCATACTTAAGTTGCTCCTTAGGTTTACCTTAGTAGTAACTACTACTGTTTACTCTTTAGTATATATACTTATGTATACCTTAGTAGAGGGTATCACACTTGTCCTCGTCTGTAAATACCTCATATTGGTAATATTGCATAGTATCAGGGTCTACTCCCGCATTAGCAGAAGCAGAAAGACAACTGCCGCAGAGATCAAGAAAGTTGCCATGTGTGTCCTTCCGTGTTAATTCTGAGTCCTCTAGTATCTTATCACAAGCTCTACAGCGCATTTTTCCAGTCCTCCCCGTGTAGGTTAATGAGTAGTGAACGCAGTTGTCTATACGTACAGCCACTGTATCGTCTCCGGCATTCTAGTTTGAACATCTCTGTTTCGTACTCTATGAGGTGCTCAAGCATGGCCTGTGTCTCTGGGTCCTCTGGAGGCCCTGAGTAGTCCTCAGAGTCCCCCATGTAGTAACCCAGCTCGTACTCTGCGTACGTCATGATGACAGCCCCTGTATGGCTCGTATGACTTCGTCGATCACCTTCTGCTCCTCCTTCTTGAATTCTTCCATGTCGTCAGGATACACAGGAGTCTCGTCCTCATAATACTCCTGATACTCGTCTGCCCACATCTCCCACGTCTCTCTAGTCATGTTTCAAGCCTCCTTGTTATCGTGCTCTGGGTCGTCCTCATAAACCGAAGGACTCGACCCGAAAGTATACTCATATATAAGCCACAGTGGAACCCATAGCGGCGAAGTTATCGCCCAGATAAAAAGCCTCACTCGTCCGGCTCCCCTTTGATATATAACCAAAGCGTCAGTAAACCACCCGTTGACAGTAAAAACATCACGTCCCACCACGGTTGCCATTGTTCAAACATTTCTAATTCTCCTTATGAATCTAGTGAAGCGATAGAATAACCCACGGTTACGGTCTGTGTCAAATCTAGACAGCTTAGCGCGTAGCGTGCAGAGTAGACGCGAGTAGTTGTTCACGGTGTACTCTGGGTATTTGAAGCCCTTGCGTCCGTCGTAGATGTCCCAGACGTGGTCCTCGTGGTTGTACCAGATTGTGTAGTGTCCAAAGTTCATCGTCGTCTGCCCTCGTCTCTGCCCTTTTCATAGCCCACAGCGTGACCAATGATAGCCCCGAATGTGAACAAAATTGTAACCAGTGTCGCCAGTAGTAAAAATTCCATTATGCTACAGCCCTCCCGTTGATGCTGTCCTGTGTCAGTGTGTCGCAGTAGTCCGCACCGCGTGACTTCAGCCACTGGTTAATATGCTTGGACGTAGTGACGGACCAAAATTCCTCTGTCCTGAAGTAGTTTCCGTGGGTGTCCTGAAGTGCTACCGGTGTCTCGTAGCTGAAGAATACAGTAGTGCCGTCGGTGAATTCTACCTCTGTCTTGTTGCTACCTAGCTGTTTCAGTTTCATGCTTCAAGCTCCTCTAGTGCTTCCCATGCTTCCGTGAATGCCTCATGTTCAGTCTCCAGACCGTAGCAAGTGAAGGCGTGGAAGTCTACCCACTGTCCACCAATAGGTGTCTGAAAGTTGAATGATGCGTTCTCGTTCCATTCGATGCGAACGTGTCCGTGTGTGTCGTGTTCTAGCTCTAGGTATTTCATGTCAAAGCCCTCCTGTGGCTCGTGTGTTGACGTGTGTTGACTCACTGCTGGACACTCTAGCGAATGCCCAGCGATTAGTCAACCTTAGGCCGCCGACACCTCTCGAATACTCATGAGTTTACCTAGCTCGCCGTTGTGGTGTGCAAGGTAGCGGAAGGCTTCAGCCGCCTCAAGTATTGTTTCGTATGTTGAATACGTCTCCGCTACCCAACGCCCGTTTACTCTCGTGTCTATTGCTAATTGATATCTAACCATGTGTCCGTCTCCTTAGTTGATGTAACCATCTTACAGGAACCAGCACAGGTGTCCATAGTAAATAATACCACAAATAAACTATTGACCGCATTGGTTGACGTATGCTACTCGCATGTGCGCGT